GTCTGCTATGGAGTGGACAGCACAAAATGAACAGATGAGTGCAGAGCGCAGAGCGGATCAGTGTTACGGAATGCTGATGGGAGCAGAATTTGCACTTGATATTGGAAGAGAAGATGCTACTGAGGAAGAGGAAAATTTCTTTAATGAATTGACTGAGTATTGGGAAGATTTGAGGGCAAGAATTTACGGATATTAGAAAGTCGAAACACTCTCTTCGGAGAGTGTCTGCTGGAGATAAGCTACCGGCACTGATGAGACAGCTTCTCAGAATGGAAAGATTGAAAGGAGAAAAACAATGACAAGGAGAAGAGCAAGACATTTGATGTTGGAAATCAGCAGAAGACTTTATCTTCAGGAACATGGAAATTTGAAAGGATTTGGAAAAACTCAGATTTACAAATTCTACAACGATGATTGGAGACATCGTGATTATTCAGTAACAAGGGGATACAAGAACGCTTGGAATAGCGAATGTATGCTGATGCTGAGAAAGGCAGTTGGAATGTAGCAGTCGAAACGCTCTCTTAGGAGAGCGTCAGCAGGAGATAGTCTACCTGCTCTGATGAGACAGACACGAAAGGAGAAAAATAACATGAAATGGGAACTTCTTGATAGAAAAGATATTTTAGATTTTGATGGATTCTGGACAGAATATTCTCTGTACGTTCTCACATTGGACAATGGAAAACATTTCGTATGTATTTTTGGAGATTCTGAGTTATATAATCCGGATAATGCTGAATGGGATTTTGATACAGAGAATCTTACAGAAGCAGTGGAGTGGTTTAATGATTATGATTCTAGTGCAGAGTGGGAAGTAGAGTATGAAGAAGATGAGGAAAGCTATGTAGGATGGGCACAGCAAGATGTAATTGATATGTATAGGAGAGAAAGATAGAAATGAAAGACTTTAGAAAGGCAAACGAATTACAGGAAAAACTCAGAAAATGGCTCCCGAAATATTTAGCATGGAAAATAGCAAGCAGGTATTGTAGAGCATAAAGATTGCCGCAAAGCGGCGAATTGAAAAAGAGGACGTATCCACTACATAGTTCCCGCAGGACAAAGTAAAAATTGTCTTGCGGGAACATTTTTGTATGTAAATTATCTGATAAATCCAGAGAATCGGGCGAAAAAGAAAGAAAAATCCATTGATTTATTATACTAACTAATATAAGGAAAAGTAAAAAAGGTAGAATCCAAATATATATTTGTTAGACTACTCCATCCATATAGAAAATCAAAAATTTCGGCGCATAGGAAAAGGAAGTGAAAAGTCATGAAAGCTAGAAGGATCAATACTTCCATAAATATATACCATATATAAATAAAGGATATGTATATATAATTAAGATAGTTAGCAATATAATTCCAATTTCGGAGAAATTCCACAAAATTTTCTGACAATTCCCGACATATGTCGAAAATGGGTGAATCCGTCAAGGGATCGAGGGTATTTGACCGACAATTCCCCTGGTTTAGACGCTTTTTCAGACAATTCCAGCGGGCCAAATGGTAAAGGATTCGTCAGACAAGTCAAAATCTTCAAACAAATTCCGAAGGATTTAGAATTTTCAGATAATTCTGAATAAAAATGAAGTAGTCAGAATAGTCTGACAATAGTTAAAGTTATATATATTATATATATAATAACAACAATATCGTAAAAAATCAGAATATTCTGATAATTTCAATGATTTTTACGAGTTTTCAGACCATTCTGACAATTCCATTAAGCCTAGAGGAGTTGTCAGACAACTTAAAATTTGCATAATTATACATACAATGTATAAAAGTATTTATTTTTTCTAGTAAAAATACTTATTTTTATACATTGACTGTATATTTATACATTTTTAGTTTATTATTGTACAATTCCATGCTGTCCCAGTGTATATTGTCTGATAATATACATATATATAATATATTATCTGATAACTCCATATATGCTCAAATATACAATTCTTATAATTATCTGAAAACTCCAGTACTGGACCTATTATTATCTGTATATATATTATATATAAGAAGAAACTCATACAATTCCAGTAAAATGAGAAAGGATTCTGACAATTCCCGCCTGGACAAGGAATTATCTGAAAACTCCCGTATGGGATACGGAGTTATTTGATAATTCCACTGAATCATGTATATTTTCTGAAAACTCCCGTATATTTATACAATTATCTGAAAACTCCTGAAAAATGAGTCCATTATCTGATAATTCCCTTAATCCAGTTCCGTTTTCAGAATTGCGTGACAATTCCAGCGAATAAAGATAATTGTATATACAATTCCAATGTCCCCAGTGTCGGTCGGGGGGAGCCCCAATTTTTGTGAAAAGTGCATAATATTAGAGTACATATTTTGTCTATTCTGTTAATAGACTATATTTGTATATATGCTAAGATATAAGTGACTTGAGAGATATCGTCTCAAGTCACTGCACATTGACAACTTAATACTTATCTATCACTTGTCTAGCATAGACTGTACACTATGCTAGATATACTATTTTGTACAGAGAATGAGAGAAAAAATCATGAAAAAGACAATCGTAACAAAAAAGTATATCGCAGATATCGAAAAAGCAATCGAAGCAAAAAAAGCAGAAGCAAAAGCTGAAGCTGATAAAGTGTTAGCTGAAGTGTTAGCAGAAGCAAAAGCTGAAGCTGAAAAGAAAGTCACGTTTCGACCGAATGACGATGAATCATTTTTAGCTTTTATCGACGCAATGCAATGTATAGCAAAACAGTTTGATGTAAAAATCACGAAAATGAAAACGCATGAAGCGATAGCGTATATTAAAAATACGCATCGCAAAGCGTTCGCGTTCGGTCAAACAAGAAAAATTTTTAGAGTATTGTTGACCGACGCTTTATACAGCAAAGTCGAAGATATCGCAGAACAGTTTCATCACATCAACGAAGCAAACAAACAACTTCATCATACAATCGAGTGTCGACTCGAAGATAGCGACTTAATTACTGATATCGTAGCAAAAGCACTTGCATAGCAAGTGCTTGACGCTCGAAGCTGACAAGTAAAAGTACTTTACTTGTCAGCTTTTTTCGTGACGCACTCCCTCACGCACCTACCACAACCTATGCATTTTCAACTAATGTTTTGCGATATCCACACCAGCATATTTTTGACCAATGTTTGCGGCTATCATTAAAGCAAATCTCAAATTTCAGCCACCACAGGATTTCTATATTGAAGAACGGATTTTTTACAGCTTTACAAACCCATAAAAATGTTATATAATAAAAACGAAGTAAGGAGGATTTATTATGGAACAAGAGACACTAGCAACCGAAATTTTCAAGGAATTGAAACTGAGTGCTAAAAGATGGTTTATCGCCTTTTTAGTGATGCTGTTTTTAGAGTTGGCAACAATAGCCGGATTTCTGTGGTATATTTCACTGCCGGTTGATGAATCTGCGGTTACGGTATCTAATGAAGATGATGGCAGTACTAACTATATAGGCGGTAATATGTCAGGAGGTGTATTTAATGGGCAGAATCACAGTAACAAGGAAACGGAGAGTAGTGAGAAGTAGAGCATCTGCAAGGAGAAGGAGGAGACGCTAATGGCTCGTTTTGCTCAATTAGCAAAACAACTACAGTCGGCAATCAATCATAATAGTGAAGAAAAGATTCTCATTCATACAAAACAATGGTATTCTAAGGATAAACATAGACCCATAACAATTTATCAGATACAGCAAGGTGAAGGAAGGAATAAACAATTATTATTTAGGACGTATTCTCAAATTCAAATGTTGCTATATTTACGGGACTATTGGTATACCTTAAATGGATGGGAAGTTCCTCACGATAATGAACAGTGGGAGGAGGTAAAAGCAAAGTATGCGAGTCCTAAGGACGGAGAAGGAACATCCTAATGCGGATATGAATTTACGTACCAGCGATAAAAGTATTACTGCTGATACTCCTCTTACTCCTATTGAACAGAAATTTGTGATTGAGTATATTAAAACGGGAAAACCTGGCGAAGCATTGAAAAATGCTGGCTGTGTTTTGCAGAAATATAGCTATACTGCGATAGGAAAAGCGATGCTAAAACAGCCCAATATACAAGCGGAGGTGAATAGAATGGTTGAAGAAATTCATAATGCAGGCATAGCAGAAGCATCTGAGGTCATGGAATATTTTACCTCTGTAATGCGAGGACAAATAAAAGACCAATTTGGACTTGATGCTTCATTAGCAGAAAGAACGAAAGCGGCTCAGGAACTTGCAAAGAGAACTGTTGACATTGAAAACAGGGAAGCTGGCAAAGCTGACCAAACTGTAGAAATCAGATTGAATTGGGAGAGGTGATTGTATGAACTCTTTAGTAGCAACTGTAGGAGCAATAACTGTTATAGCATATTTAGTAGGCATGGCTTGTAAAGCGATTGATAAGATAGCAGATAAATTTATTCCTGTTATTGTTGGAATTGTAGGGGCAATCTTAGGAATTGTGGGTATGTATACAATGCCCGAATTTCCGGCTCAAGATATTCTTAATGCAATAGCTGTTGGCATAGCATCTGGACTTGCAAGCACTGGCGTAAATCAGATTGTAAAGCAGTTAAGGCAGGAGAATACGAATGAGTGATATTAGACAGTCTTTTATAGAGTCCATTGCTGTATATGTAAAGAAATATGCGCCAAAGTACAATATAAAATGCTGTAGTGCCGTTATAGCGCAGGCTTGTTTAGAGTCTGCGTACGGCACTTCTGGTAAAGCAAAATATCATAATTACTTTGGTCTTAAATACAGAGATAATAGATTAACTTGTCATAGCGGATATTTTACAGACGGTAGTTCTGAACAGTTAAAGAACGGTAAATATGTAAAAATATCTGTTAAATGGTTTAAGTTTGATTCTATGGAAAAGGGTGTTGAAGGATATTTTCAGTTCATTAACACCGATAATTATAAGAATTTGAAGGGCGTAGCTGATTATAATACATATTTGAAAAACATACGGGCAGATGGATATGCTACAAGTCTTGATTATGTAAATAATTGCAAAGCTATTATAACAGCATATAACCTTACAAAATATGATACTGAGGTGATAAAAATGGCTACGCCAAAGATAATAAAACATATCAGTAAATATAACAATTCTTCTCGTAATGGGAATGGTATTCGTTATATAGTCATTCATTATACGGGAAATAAGACAGATACAGCAAAAGCAAATGCCAATTATTTTGCTACTGGCAATAGAAATGCGTCAGCCCACTATTTTGTAGATACTACAAGCATTTATCAGTCTGTAGAAGATAATAGAGCGGCTTGGCATGTAGGTGTTAATTACGGCTCAAAGAATCTTTTTGGTATTTGCACTAATCGTAATAGTATAGGCATTGAAATGTGTTCTACTGGCGGTAAGATTTCTGATGCTACTTTTAATAAGACTGTGGAATTAACTAAATATTTAATGAAAAAATATGATATTCCTGGTAATAAAGTAGTGCGTCATTATGATGTTTGTTCTAAATCTTGTCCTGGATGGAAAGGTTGGATTCCTCCTGACGAAAGTCTTTGGAAGAAATTTAAGAAAGCCCTTGCAATGAATGATACAACAACTGTAAAAGAATTTTACGGCGGACTATTCCCAGTATTACCTGCAAAAGGATATTTAGGCAGGGGCGATTCTGGATTACAAGTTACTCGTATGCAGTCTTTCTTTAGATGGTACGGTTCGTATAAAGATTCTGTAGATGGTAGTTTTGGTAAAAATACGGAATTAGCAGTTAAAGCCTTTCAGAAAGCTAGAGGTCTTGAAGTTGATGGATTCTGTGGTCCGCTTACATTAGCAGAAATGAAGATTACATCAAAATGATAAATATACCGTTAAAGGATTGTATTATCCCAATGTATGACGATGTTTTGGAAGATATTTTCCAGCATCGTCATACGCATTATATTTTTCCAGGCGGACGTGGAAGTA